TAAGAATAGAAAGACAATTACACTGAATCCGGAACTAAACATTCAGATACAAGGTAACATATTATTGGACTATAAATTTGTAAGAGTTGAAACCAAAGAAGTTGAAAGAGCTCCTGAAGGAGTTCAGTCAGAAGTTTGATGATCCTGCTTTAACAGAAGATATAGTTCAGCACTACTGGCTATACCTTAGGAAAGCAATGGCTAACAAAGAACACTTTAATTTTTCATTAAAGGGCTTAGGAAACTTCATGATAAATGAGAAAAAGTTAGATCGTGTATTAGCAAAGAGTCATGTGCATCTTAAAAGTTTAAACCCTAAGGAGTTTAAATCATTTGCTAGGTATGATGCTGTTTTGAATAATCATGAACAGCTAGCTAAAATTAAAGACATGATAGTTCAAGAGAATAGAAAAGGTATAACACTAAAAGTAAATAGAGTCAATGCTCAAAAAAATAAAGAAAATCTGGGAGAATAAGTGGCTCATTCTTGAAGGAGTCCTTAATTATTACTTTACTAGAAAGAAGATTAAGCGTGTTGCCTATTGGCGCAATGAGATATGTAAGACATGTCCCCTTTTTGATCCAGAAGGATCTAAATGTGAGGTACCTGGAACACAACCTTGTTGCGGTGATTGCGGATGCTCTCTTAAGTATAAGACTTATAGCATGTCCTCAGAATGCCCACAAGGTAACTGGTTTGCTGTAATGACAGAAGAAGAAGAAGATGACATGAATGCTAAACTAGAAAATCATGGCAATACTATTTAAACCAGAGACTCATAGTTATATAAGCACAGATCCTAATGAGAATATTACATGGACTAGTGTAACCGGTATTATATCTAAGTATAAGAAACCATTTGATCCAGATGTTGTAGCTGAGAAATCTATTAAGAACATGTTCAGCAAGTGGTACGGTATGTCTGCTGATGATGTTAAAGAAGTCTGGAAGAATGAATCACAAAAAGCTGTTAATCTAGGTACATGGTATCATAATCAAAGAGAAGCTGCTTACACCTCTTGTAGTACTATAGAAAAAGATGGTTGTATAGTACCTATTTTTAAACCTATTGAGATTGATGGGATTAAAAAGGCACCTGATCAAAAACTTGCTGATGGTATATATCCTGAGCATATGACGTATCTTAAGAGTGCAGCCCTATGTGGTCAAGCAGATAGAATAGAAGTAATTAATGGAAAGGTCAATATATATGATTACAAAACTAATAAAGAAATCAAGACAGAGTCTTATGTTAATTGGGAAGGAGTTAGTGATAGAATGCTTGCTCCACTCCATCATTTGGATGATTGTAATCTTAACCATTATGCATTACAGTTAAGTTTCTATATGTACATGATTCTTAAACATAACCCTAAGCTTAAGCCTGGGAAAATGGTTATAGAACATATCTTATTTGAGGAAGCTGGTAAGGATGCTTATGATAACAGAGTTGTACTATATGACATGTCAGGAGAACCTGTTGTAAACTCAGTTGTAGAATATGAAGTACCTTACCTTAAGAATGAAGTGATAAGTATAATAAACAAATTGAAAGATGCTAGTTAAGTTATTTGATATACAGGATGGGGTAATGGTACCAAGCGAGAGCTGTTATACTTTACCCACACTTAGAAGAATCATGGATGAATATCCTGAGAACTACATAAAAGTATATCAGTACTTATTCTACATGAGTTGTCCGAATCCAGACATTAACCCTTTCTTTCATATTGCAGATGATGACAAAGAAGAGTTTGTACTAGCAGAGATAGATGCAGACTTTAGTTCTGAGGATGATTATATTCCTGGAGCATTAGAGTTCTGTAAAAAACTATATGAGACACCAACCTCTAGAGCTTACAATGGTATTAAGCAAATGCTTGATAGACTTGGTAAGTATATGGAGGTAACCAATATAACTGATGGTAGAGATGGTAACTTAACAGCACTTATAAATGCAGCAGCAAAATACCAGCAAATACGTGATGCATATAAAGGTGCCTATAAAGATCTTCAAGAAGAACAAGGGGGTCGCGCACGCGGGGGCGCAGGACTTGCTTATGACCAAATGACTTAATATGCTACAACAAACTGATATAGAAATTCCTACATGGGAAAATGGAGAGTGGTCAGTGACCACCTTTCCTACTCGTGATGATTTCAAAGACTTTGTATTTAACATATTTAAAGAACCTGGTCAGTATGAGTTTGATGAGACTAGTAAGATGTTTAATGAACAAGCTAGACATTTTAATGAGTTTAATTTTTATTGTAAGGCCCCACAAGGAACTAAAGATTTTATAGTATTTTGGAATGATCAAAAGAATAAATGTAGAGTAGGCGCTATCTATAAAAGTAATAGTAATACTTGGTATATACCACGTGACTATTATATGTGGTTAAACTTCTTACCTATCTTTAATAAGGAGATCCAGAAGTTTGGATTTGCTGATGTCAGAGATGCCCAGTATCACCTAGCCCTATACGAATGCCTAGCAGAATTAAACTATAGACATGCTGCTATTCTTAAGAAACGTCAGATAGCATCATCATACTACCATGCGGGTAAGTTAATTAATCAGATATGGTTTGAAGAAGGGGTTACCCTTAAGATGGGAGCTAGTCTTAAAGACTATATCAATGAGAAAGGTACATGGAAATTCTTAAATGAATATGAGGCATTCTTAAATCAACACACAGCTTGGTACCGCCCAATGAACCCTAACAAGGTTATGATGTGGCAACAGAAGATTGAGACTACCACAGGTATTCAGAAACGTAAAACAGAGATAGGTCTTAAAGGTGTAATGCAAGGTATGTCCTTTGAGAAAGATCCTACCAATGGTGTAGGGGGACCGTGTAAATACTTCTTCCATGAGGAAGCAGGTATTGCTCCTAAGATGGATACAACATTTGAGTACATACGTCCTGCTATGAAATCAGGATTCATGACCACCGGAATGTTTATTGCTGCAGGATCTGTGGGTGACTTGTCTCAGTGTGATCCACTTAAGAAAATGATCACTAGACCAGATGCTAATGATATATATTCAGTTGAATCTAATCTTATTGATGAGACCGGTATTTCTGGTAGAACAGGATTATTTATTCCTGAGCAATGGTCAATGCCTCCCTTTATTGATCAGTACGGTAACTCTAAAGTAGAAGAGGCTCTTATTGCATTAGATGAACAGTTTGCTGAATGGAAAAGAGAACTTGCTCCTCAAGAATATCAACTCCGTATATCTCAGCATCCTAGAAATATTAAAGAAGCATTTGATTTTAGAACAGTATCAATGTTTCCACAGCATTTGGTTACTGCTCAGATCCGTAGAATTGAGGACAAATCATATCCATATGAGTATCTAGATATTTATAGAAGTGATAAAGGAGATGTATCTGTAGCAGATACAAATAAGTTACCTATAACAGAATTTCCTATTACAAAAACTACTGAGGATAAAACAGGAGTACTTGTGGTATATGAGCGTCCGGTTAAAGACCCTGAGTTTGGAATGTACTATGCTAGTGTTGACCCCGTGGGTGAAGGAAAAACCACAACATCAGAATCCCTATGCTCTATCTATGTATATAAGACTCCTGTAGAAGTAACTAAAAATGATGGTGAACTTGTTGAGACTTATATAGAACAAGATAAAATTGTAGCTGCTTGGTGCGGACGTTTTGATGATATTAATAAAACTCATGAGAGATTAGAACTTATTATAGAATGGTATAACGCATGGACTATTGTTGAGAATAATATTAGTCAGTTTATCAATTATATGATGTTTAGAAAAAAACAGAAGTATCTTGTACCCAGATCTCAGATCTTATTCCTAAAAGACATTGGTGCTAATGCTAATGTGTTCCAAGAATATGGTTGGAGAAATACAGGGACTTTATTTAAAAGTCATATGTTAAGTTATGCTATTGACTTCCTAAAAGAAGAGTTACATGAAGAAACTACCAAGGATGGTAAGATAGTTAAGACAACATATGGTATAGAGCGTATCCCAGACATAATGTTACTCAGAGAAATGATGGCATATAGGGATGGAGTTAACGTGGATAGACTTGTATCATTTGCAGCTTTAGTAGCTTTTGCTAAAGTACAACAGGCAAATAGAGGTTATAAAAAGCGCTATGAAGAAACTGGAGCGGGAAAAAACTTGGATAACCGCAATAATTTCAGTAAATTAAATAAGAGCCCGTTCCGTCACATGGGTGGTGGAGGGCATAAGTTTGATGGTATGCCAATGCCACGCTCAGCATTTAAAAATTTAAGATAGTATGCAGGTATATAACGCAATGCAGTTAAAGAATGGAGCTAAGGGTGAGTACAACCGTATGGGTACTCTCAATCAGCCTATTCAATTTTTACCAAAATCTAAGAAGGATCAGGAATGGGCTGCTTGGAATCTTGACTGGCTGGAGTGGGAAGGCCTTAAGCATGTGCGTAGAAATGCACGCAGACTTATGAAAAACTATAAACTTGCAAAAGGTATTATAGATAAGACTGACTATATAGTAGAAGAGGATAACGAGTATGCTGATCTTATAGATACTTTAACTAAAGAAGATGCGTCAGCCCTAGAACTTAAATTCTACCCTATTGTACCTAATGTAATTAATACATTAGTTGCTGAGTTTGCTAAAAGAAATACTCGTGTAACTTATACTGCCGTAGATGAGACCTCATATAATGAGATGCTTGAGCTTAAAAGAAGTCAAGTAGAACAATCTCTTCTTTATGAAGCTGAACAGAAAATGGCTATGAAATTAGCTGAGATGGAGGCTGATCCAAATTCAGAAGATTTCAAACAACAAATGAGTCCTGATAACTTAAAGTCTCTTCCAGAGATTCAACAGTTTTTTAATAAGGATTATAGAAGCATGGTGGAGCAGTGGTCAGAACACCAACACCGTGTAGATGTAGAAAGATTTAGAATGGATGAGTTAGAAGAGCGTGGCTTCCGTGACATGCTTATTACAGACAGAGAGTTCTGGCACTTCCGTATGCTTGAAGATGATTATGATGTAGAGTTATGGAACCCGGTTCTTACATTCTATCATAAGTCTCCAGACAACCGTTATATATCTCA